ATTAATGATAACAAAATCATGTTCATCTGAAAATTTCTTACCTTCTGCAATATATACGGTTCTATCTGAATAATTTTCAATTTCACGTTGCCAATTAATCTTTAACGATGCTGGACAGATAACCAATATTTTCTTTGCCCCTGTTTCTAAAGCCGCAATAATAGTAGATGTAGTCTTACCAAGACCCATATCGTCAGCCAAAATAAACTTTTTATTTCTAACCAATTTTTCGATCGCCTCAACTTGATGTGTCATTGGCATCCTGTGGTGGTACTTATTATAATCGATAACAACATTCTTCACTTCATTATCTTTAATAAGGGCAGATTTTGGCATCCAAAAATCATATGTTGTGTCACCTGAAAATATTTTACCCCAAATATGATACGCCTTATCTTTTTCTACCAAAAGTTTTTCAACATAAATTTCTGTTGGTTCTTTGGTGTACATTTTATCCTCCATTAACTTCTTACCAAAGTATGAATCTAACTTAACCCATTTCTTTGCGACTTTTGGTTGTACGTTGTGATAATTAATAATATATTCGGATTGAGGTCTTGTGGGGACAAAAGACTTACTATTTTGTTTTTTGTGTTTTAAATTAAGGATGTAGTTATTTGACCCTACATAATCGTCTAAAATTAAAAGGGCTTTGGACTCGGGAGTTTTTGATATCACATCTTCCATCAATATATAAATAATAATAAAATAAAAGAAAAAATCAATCAAAGTATTTATAGGTATGGCAGAGAATAAAGTTCCAATTACCAGATTAAATAAGTTTTTTTCAGAACAAGATTTTGATTTGGATATTTCTATGGGTGATGAGTGGTTAGGTGGTGATATGAATTTCACTTTGGTATTATACCGAGTTGATAGACAAAGAACTAATAACGACGATGTTTATGGTGAGGCATTACAAGACGGTATACAGTTCTTACCACCAATTGAATTTAAAGGTTATGTTCAAGTTGAACAACCTTCTAATGTCGATTACGGGGCATCTAAAATTTCACAAACAGAACCAGGTAATATTAAAATTGGTGTTTATCAAAAACAATTAGATGAGTTGGGTATTCAGATTAATTATGGTGACTATATTGGATACTATGAAACTGAAACAAGAGTTAGGTATTATACGGTCGTAAATGATGGTCGTGTTGTTTCGGATAATAAACACACGTATGGTGGTTACAAACCATTCTATCGTTCCATCATAGGAGCACCTGTCAACGACAATGAATTTAGAGGGATATAAAAATGGCGTTACCTAAAAAAATAAAAAATTATTTACCATTAACCCCTGAAAAGGTTGGTCGTGAAAGAAGACAACAAATGTTGGATGATGTGACCGATCATGGGACATTTTTGCCTAAAGGTGTTTTACATGCAGATTTAGATAAGGGTATGTTAGAATTCGTTAAGGATACTTTACAATTGGTGGTTGATGAAAAAACCGTACCGACTATAAATAAAATCATAACAAACCAAAACTGGTCACAATTTGTTGAGTCTTGGAATTTTCAAGATTTAGATAATAATGTGACTTTACCGTTTATCGCTACTGTTAGAATGCCAGAAGTTAAATACGGAACATTTCAAGGAGGTGCAGCTAATATCCCAAACAGAAGACAATTTTTTTATTATACGGTACCAACATGGGACGGACAAAGAAAGGGAGCTACAGTATACAAGATACCACAACCAATACCTGTTGATATTACTTTTAATGTTAAATTATTTTGTAATAGAATGCGTGAGTTAAATGACTTTAATAAAATAGTCATGCAAACCTTCACATCAAAACAAGCATACACCCAAATTAAAGGTCATTATATCCCAATTACTTTAGAAAGTGTTGGGGATGAGTCCGCAAAAGATTTAGAAAAAAGAAAATACTACATAGCTAACTACACTTTTATAATGAAAGGATTATTAATCGATGAGGAGGAATTTCAAATTTCTCCAGCAATTTCAAGACAAGTTACTATGTTTGAGGTAGACACAAAAACAAGAGGTAGGCATGTAACCCCACAACCACCAAGACCAAATAATTTTGATTTAAATTTGACTTTTGTGAGTGGTGTAACACAATTGAGTGAAGTCTTTAGGTATACTGCAGATTTAAAAGTTACGGAACAACAAAATCTAATTAATTGTTATAACGCGACATATACCGCACTGACTAACACAAATTTAACTTATACTAATTGTTCAGGTAATATTGTGACTTCCGGATTAACAACCGGTAACACAAATACAATATGTGTTAAAGGTGGTACGGTACCATCTTTTTCAAATGTGACGGGAGCGACGTATAATACCGGTTTATCTTGTGCTACTGGCTATTCGGTTTATATTAATGGTAACTACGTTGGGGATGATTTAGAATTAATACAAATAACTGACGGTGACACCTTATCCGTTACCGTTTATAAAAACGATAACACAAAAACTTCAACAATAAAAACAACGGCATATTTGATTTAATCATTCCCCGTACAAATCTTTTTTCTTTTCACAATTCTTTTTAATAAGATTCTCCAAAAACTTATACATTTTAAGCCCGTTTTCTTCACAATATTGTTTTAACATATTGTGAGTTTCTTCTGATATTTTTAAGTTTTTTATTTTTTTCATAAGGTAAAAAGATATGGGTAGAAAAAAGGTAGAATTTTTTCTCACCTTTTGATAAATATTATGTGAGGGTAAAGTTTTTTGTGTTTTGATGTGGTATTTATATAATAAAATAAAAATTTAAATACTATTTAAAACATGGCATCATCTAACAAGGTTTTCGTTTCACCTGGTGTGTACACATCAGAAAGAGACTTAACATTTGTTGCACAAAGTGTGGGTGTAACAACATTAGGAGTTGTAGGGGAAACGCTACAAGGTCCAGCATTCGAACCAATATTTATTACAAATTTTGACGAGTTCCAAGTTTATTTTGGGGGTACGAGTCCTGAAAAATTTGTAAACACACAAATCCCTAAATATGAATTAGGTTATATTACTAAAGCATATTTACAACAATCAAATCAGTTGTTTGTAACAAGAGTACTTGGTTTATCGGGTTACGATGCCGGTCCATCTTGGTCTATTACAACTATTGGTAATGTAAACCCATCTACCATTCAAGCAACAGGAAGCACAGGGCCCGTATATGTGTTATTTACAGGTACTACTGGAACATCATTAAATGTTACATTAACAAATGTTAACTCGGCGTTAAACGTTAATGGTAATTTCTATAATACATATACAGAATATAATGGTGGAACATCTAGTATTGAGTCCGACTTAAAATCATACTTATCAAACCAAATTAACCTATATAATGCAGGAACAACATCAACAGGAACAACGTCCACATTTTGGGGTGTTGTAAGTGGAGGTACGTTCAACTTAGTTACAGGTGGTTCAGTGAATACTGTAACTGCGTTTACTGAAAACTTCGGAGTTACGGCAGCCAGCGGAGGTACGATTAATTCAACAACCAACGACGCGTGGTTCTATGGATTATTTAATTATCAAACGGCAGCAATTAATAACTATTATGGACAAGGTTTTGGTTGTTCGTTAAATTCATTATCAGGTACTGGTGGTAATTATTCAGGTTCTGCTAAATTCTACATTACTAACTATTCAGGTACTCCGTATACTGAGTATGATGAGTTAGTTGTTGCGACTTTAAGATCTAGAGGTATTACAACATATAGTTCAACACAACACGGACCAAGTTACCAAGTAACAGGAACAAGTGATGTGAATATGATATGTACAGGAGCTTATTCTGCAGTAACTAAAAATCCATTTACACCATTTGCAATATCAGGAGTTACTTACGAAGGGGACACTTTCCAATTTGAAACATCAATGCAATCTTCAGATAAAAATTTCGTTAGAAAAGTATTTGGCGGATCCAACTTTGGTAAATCAAGAACTGAAGTTCCTTTATTTGTTGAAGAAACATACTCAAGCTTGTTATTAACAGGTTATAGAGCCGGTGAAATTAGAGGATTGAATTGTACTTTAATTGATTTACCGGGAGCACAACAACAAATCGATACAGATTCTATAGGTTTTTACTTAGAACAATATCAAACACCTGAAACACCATTTATGGTTTCTGAATTGAGAGGTAATACCGTTTACAAATTATTTAAGTTTGTTCTAATTTCCGATGGAAATGCTGCGAACACACAAGTTAAAATGTCTATTGGTAACATATCATTTAATAACGGAACATTTGATGTATTCATTCGTGACTTCTTTGATAATGACCAAAACGTAAAAGTACTTGAAAGTTTCACAAATTGTTCATTAGATCCAAGTAATAATAATTACGTAGCAAACAAAATCGGTACATCAAACGGTGAGTACCAAGTTAAATCTAAATATGTGATGTTGGAGATGAGTGATGAAGCACCAATCGACGCATTACCTTGTGGATTCGAAGGGTATATTTCAAGAGAGTATGAAAATGCAACACCTCCGTTTGTACCTTACAAAACTAAATATTACACAGCGGGTGAAACCATTTATAACCCACCATTCGGTGCGGGTTCTACCGGAGACAATCCAGTAATTTCAAGTGGAGAGAATCCAAGAAGAGCGTATTTAGGTATTTCTAATATCACAGGATATGACTATGACTTCTTCCAATACAAAGGAAAACAATTACCGGCTAACATCGCTACAGATACAACAGGTTTAGCTTGGGGTTATTTAACAAAAGGATTCCACATGGATAGTGGGGCAACTGTTGTAACCATTACTAATGGTTATGTAACATCAGGTCAATCAGCATTTGAAGTTGGTGCGGGGTCATTTAATTCTGAACCAACAGATTCAGATAATCCTTACTACAGATTGAATACTCGTAAATTTACAGTATTGGCTTACGGTGGATTTGATGGTTGGGATATCTATAGAGAGTCAAGAACAAATACCGATACTTACGCATTAGGTCAAACAGGATTTAAAAACGGAGCAGCGGCATCTGT